TGTTTTAACAGACGCTAGTGTTACCTTGAACAGCGTTGATCTATCAGACCACGTTTCAAGTGTTACATTAGATATTACAGCTGATGAAATCGTTACAACAGCTATGGGTGATACATTTCAATCCAGAACTGGTGGACTTAAAGACGGAACACTATCTATTGAGTTCCAACAGGATTTCGCAGCTTCAGAAGTGGACGCAACATTATTTCCATTACTTGGATCTACAACAGCATTTGTTGTAAAACCAACAAGTGGTTCAGTAAGTTCAACTAACCCAAGTTATTCTGGAAGTGTGCTTGTAAATCAACACATACCAGTAGCTAACGCAGTTGGTGAACTTGCAACTATGTCCGTATCGTTTCCAACTTCTGGAACAATTACTAGGGCAACTTCGTAATGGGTGGTATGGTCGTCATAATGCAAGACGGCACGAAGTACGAAGTGAATATTAGACCAGCAGATATTGTAAAGTTTGAACGCAAGTTTGATGTACCAGTTTCTAAATTACAAGATGAACAACGTTATGAGTGGTTGTTGTATTTGGCGTGGCTTGGTGCAAAAAGAAATGGCGTTACAGAAGATTACGATACTTGGATTGGTTTAGTTGAAGAACTAGACATTACTGGATCAAGTGATAATTTAAAAGCGTAAACGGATTTATAGATTTGATTGCTTCAATAGCAATAGAAACAGGAATAAGTCCACGTGAAATAGAACAACTTGATATGGAAATGTTTTACGCATTAGTAAGGGTTATAAACAACAAATACGATAATTGATATGGCAAGAACATTTAAAAAAACCGATTTAGCAATAGACAACAGCGAAGTTAAAGAGATTGTTAAAGAACTAAAAGAATATGGTAAAAAAGATGTTTTAAAAACATTGGCAAAGTTTCATAGAGAGATAGCCAAAGAGCAATTATCAGATAGCCGTACATTAGGACGTAAACAACCAGTACCTAAAGCAAATCGTTCAGCTATGGGTTTTACAGCTTCTGGTACACGAAGTGAAGCTAAAATAAATATTAAAACAAGCGATAGATACCCAAGTGCATTGTCTATGGAGTTTGGTCGTAGGTTTCAATATGTACCAACAAGAAGTGGTAAAACTAGGGCAATCACACAAGCAGAAATAGGTAGGTTGCCACACTCAAGACCGGGTGCAAAGTTTCCATATAGAAAATGGATTGGAAACAGCAGGGATCGTGGCGATAGTTCATTTACTAAATTAGGTAAACAAGGTTATGTAGTTGGTAAGACCATAAGTAGAAACCAAAAAGAAATACTAGAAACATACAACGATAGATTGTATGACGCATTAACTAAGGCAATTAAATAATGGCATTTGAAAAAAAAGTATCAATAGCAATAATCGGTAAAACCGATCAGTTTGTTAAATCATTAACAAAAGGACAAAAGGCATTACAAGGTCTAGGAAGTGCTGCAAGTAAGATTGGTAAAGCAGCTGCATTTGGTATTGCTGGTATAGGTGTTGCAGCAGGTACAGTTGGTAAAGATTTAGTTAATTTAGCTTCAGACGCAGGTGAAGCACGTTCTGCATTTGAAACAACATTTGGGGACGCATTACCACAAGTATCTGGTTTCGTAGAGGAATTTGCAAACAAAGCTGGTTTAGCTGCATTTGAATTAGAGGGATTATTAACAAACACAGGTGCAGTATTACAAGGTATTGACTTTACAGCAGAAGCGTCCGGTGATCTAGGTACAAAATTGGCTAGTCTTGCCGGTGATGTTGCTTCTTTTGCTAACGTACAAGGTGGCGCACAACCAGTATTAGAAGCATTTACTAAATCGCTACTTGGTGAAAATGAAAGTCTTAAAACTTATGGTATTGCTATTTCACAAGCTGAAGTAGAAACAAAAGCGTTTGAAATGACAGGTAAAAGTTCACGTGCTGAACTTACAAAACAAGACCGTGCATTAGCTACTTATGAATTATTATTAAAGAAAACAACTGTACAGCAGGGCGATTTAAACAGAACGCAGGACAGTTTTGCAAACAAATCTAGGAAAGCACAAGCACAAGTAAAAGAACTTAAAATACAGCTTGGTGAAGAATTATTACCTATTGCAGAACAATTATTACCAGTAATTGTAGATATGGTACAAGAAATCGGGCCTTCCTTAATTCAAGCTATAAAAGGTGTAGCACCATTTTTATCATCTGTTGCAGAATTGTTTGGATTGTTAGCACCACCAATTATTGCAATAATTACATTACTACTTCAAGCATTAGCACCAGCATTTAAGAAGTTTACAGAAATCGTTAATAAGTTCGTAGCACCATTTTTAGTAAATCTACCAAAGAATTTTGAAAAAATGATTAATCGTATAATCGGTGGATTTAATAGGTTTGCAGATAAGTTAAACAGTTTTGCAGAAAAAGCACAAAGAATATTAGGCAAGATTGGTATAAAGATAGATATACCAAAACTGCGTAAGTTTAGTGAAGTAGATTTTGGATTAGGCGAAAAAGACATAGCACCTATTGTTTCAGCAGATGATATAGACGCACAACGTACAGCAACAGGTTTATTAGCTACAGCAGCAACAAGTGCTACACAGTTTACACCTACCACACAAGCTGGTATAACAATAAACAACTACGCACCAATTACAACAGATCAAGAAGCTAGTGATTTATTTGCTAGGGGTGCAAAAGAATTTAAGCGTCAAAACGGTGGTGCTGCAAGAATAGATATATTGTAATGGCACAACCGACAGTACGTGTTCGTATAGGTTTTACACAAAACACATTTACATTAGACGATTTAGTGCGTGGTGTTTTAGATAGTGCAGAATTAGGTGGTGCAACACCACTTACAGATGTTACAAGTGATGTACAAAGTGTAAGTATTAGTCGTGGTAGATCCAGAGATTTAGACACATTTAAAACTGGTACGTGTAATGTACGTTTACTTAACAATGCACGTAAATACGAAAATACAAATACATCAAGTCCATATTCACCGGGTATTGAACCATTAATAGCTATACACATTGACGCAACAACAGACGGTGGTAGTTCTTATAAAGATTTATTTGTTGGTTTTGTAACAGATATTAATTTAAGTTACCCAGATAAAAACAACTCTTTTGCAGATTTTGTTGGTGCAGACGCATTTATGAAGTTATCAAACACTAGCTTGATAAATGCTTCTTTTAGTAGCACAGATAGTGGCACATTAGTAGGTAATATATTAGACAACGCAAATGTTAAGTTTGGTGCAGATAGAAGTATTGAAACAGGAATATCTACAATGCAATCATTAAGTGGTCTTAGTGAAAATACGTTATCTGTTTTACAAAATGTTGAACGTAGCGAAAATGGATTGTTGTTTATGTCTAAAGACGGCAAGATAACGTTTAAATCACGTCATACAACGTTTCCTAGCACACCAGCAGCAACGTTTAGTGATGACGGTAGTGATGTGCCATACATACGTGTTGATTACATAAATGATGACAATGAAATACATAACATAATTTCTTTACAACGTATATCTGGATCAACACAAACCGTACAAGATACAGCAAGTCAAGGTAAATACTTAATTAGAACATTAAGTAGAACTGGTTTGTATAACAATAGCGATAGTGAAGTATTAGACGCAGCAAACTTTTTACTAGGTAAATTTAAAGACGCATTAATACGATTTGATAATTTATTAGTTGATCTAACAGAAGCAACAGTAGGAAACCAGAACACGGTATTAGATCGTGAAGTTGGTGATGTGGTCAAAGTAGAACTTACACCACCCGGTAGTGGTAGTCCAGCACAAATAACATCAAATGAGATAATAGACAGTATTAGCTATAACATTACACCGAATATATTTACGTGTTCATACAAACTATCAAATGCAGACGTACAAGCGTTTATGAGATTAGATAACGCATTATTTGGTGTATTAGACACAGACAAGTTAGGTTATTAATGACACATACAATTAAACTAAACAAGAAAGGGATAAACTAAAAATATGGCAAACGGATTTAAAGTTTTTGCTGTTGGTGAAGTCTTAACAGCAGCAGATGTAAACGATTATTTAATGGAACAATCCATATCAATATTTGCAGATAGTACAGCAAGGGACGCACAAATTACATCACCCATTGAGGGTATGTTTTGTTATTTAGCTGATAGTAATGTATTGCAATTTTATAACGGAAGCAGTTGGGCAAGTTACATAGGTGACGGTGATATAACCGGGGTAACTATTACAACAGCTGGTACATCTGGTCTTAGTGGTGGCACAACAGCTTCTTCTGGTGCTTTTTCATCAACATTAGTTATTGCACCTAATAGTGCTACTTCTGCAACCGTAGCAGGATCAGATATTATACTGATTGGGGACGCAGACGACAGTAACAATTTAAAGAAAACAACTGCACAAGATGTTGCTAATTTAGCACCAGCAGGTGTTAGTTTAGGATTAGTATTAGCTTTAAGCTAGGAAAGGAATAAGTTATGGCAGATACACTTCACTCGGTACAGGGTGTATTAGGCACTTCTGCTGGTGATATTGTGGACGCAGTTCCGTCATCAACAACTGAAACAGTTATTGGTATTTTAATATCCAATGTAAGTGGATCTAGTGCTGATGTTACTGTAGATCTATCAGTAACAAAATCTGGTGGATCACTAAGACACATTTTAAATGATGTTTCATTACCATTTGGAACAACAATAGAAATAACAAATAAGATTACATTAGAAACAGGCGATAAGTTGCAAGGACTTTGTTCAGCAGCTTCAAGTGCAGAATATAACGTATCATTTCTTAGACAAACCTAAAGGAGTTTTTTATGGCTTACTTAGGTACGCAACCAAATGATGTAAAAAAGAATACAGGTTTATATACACCTAGTGAAATATTACAACTAACTAAAGATGGTAGTTGGGGTGGTAGCTTAGAACTTATTGAGGAACAAACAGTTTCAAGTAATGTTGCAAATTTACAATTTACTTCACTTCAAGAAAGTAGATACAATGTTCACCTATTAACAATAGCTAGTATGAAATCAGACGCAGATAATAAAGCAGTAGAAGTTACAGTTTCAAATGATGGTGGTAGTTCTTATGAAACTTCAAACTATGATTGGGCTTGGCAGTATCAAAAATCTAATGGAACTTTTACAGAGAAAAGAAATACAAGTGGTGGAGATTTTACAATAGTACAAAATGTAGGTAACAGTACAGGAGAAAGTTTTAGTGCTTATGTATATTTATATAATTTAGGAGATAGTGCAAAATATAGTTTTTCAAGTTGGCAAGGCACAGGGATAACACAAGACCCTGATTATATTTCAGTTTTTGGTGGTGGTACTTATCATCAAGCAGAAACAATAAATGCTTTACAATTAAAATTTTCAAGTGACAATATTGCAAGTGGGGTTTTTAAACTTTATGGAGTAAAACAGATATGAGTAACCTAAGATTAATTAATGATACTACTGTATCAAGCACAGTTAGTTCTAGTTCAATTACTGATGTTTTTACAAGTGATTTTGATATTTATAAAGTTGTTGCAGAAAATATTGTTACTTCTACTGAAGCATTTTTAAGTCTTAGATTTATTAATTCAAGTGGAACTATAATTTCTACAAATGATTATGATTTTGCAGATATATTTTTAAAAGCAAATACAAGTTTTACTGCAAGACAATTTTATACAAATCAAGATGACATATTTGATTTTAATTTAAGCAAAGGTGATGTATCAGGTGGTGCAGGAAATACTATTGCATATATTTTTAATCCAACTAATGCAAGTTCTTATACTTTTTTAACTTGGCAGGCAAGTAGTGTTTATGATGATAGTGGTACTTTTGGTTTTGGGCAAAAAGGAATAGCAGTTTTAAAACAAACAAATTCAATTACAGGATTGCATTTTGTATCAAGCACAGGAACACATACTGCTGATTTTAAGGTATATGGACTAAGGGTAGATAGCTAATGGCAGGACAATTAGTACAAGTAGCAACAAACACAGTAACAAGTGCAGTAGCTAGTGTTAGCTTAGTTGGAATTAATTCTGATGATGTTTATGTGCTTATATATAACAATGTAGCAGGTAGTACAGGTGCTAATGGATTGTTAAGATTTACTGAAAGTGGAACTGCTAACTCAACTTCAAACTATGATGAAGCATATAAAACAATGAGGAGTACCTCTGCTTTTGGAACTCATACTGCAACTAATGGTACAAGTTTTATTGCAGATTGGAATGTCAATGCAGGTACTGAGGGTGGCACACAAAACATACACTACATTTTTAATGCAAACAATAGTTCTGAATACACTTTTTTTACTAATGAGCAAACAGGTTGGGGTGTTGGTAGCAATGGCTTAATGTCATTTACAGGTGGTGGTGTATTTACTGTAACTTCAGCAGTTGATGGCATAAATTATTTTATGTCTAGTGGTGATGTTGATAGTGGAACTTTTACTTTGTATAAGGTGGTGTAATTATGAGTAGTGAATTTGGATATATACCAGAAAGCCCAGAACAAAGTTTTGGAAATAATAAAGGTATCTTTACACCTAAAGATATTTATGATCTAACAAGAGCAGATAAATATACTAACTATGGACAATTAGAATTAATTGAAACTCAAACTGCAAGTAGTGCAGTTGTAGATTTTACAAATTTAGGAAATTTTAATGTACATTTTGTAACTTTTAATGATATTGTTTTAGCTAGTGATACAACACTTTTTGCACATCTATTATCAAATAATGGTGGTAGTTCTTTTATAACAAGTGGTTATCAATATGGACTTCAATATATGGGTGTAAATGGCTCATTTGGTGAGGATAGAGGAACAACTAAACTTGTTTTAACAACACTTGGTTTAACAGGTAATGATACAAATGAAACCAAAAATGGATATGTGTATTACTATAATTTGCTTGATAGTTCTAAATATAGTTTTTGTACAATGCAATCATTTTCACAGGGTAGTATTGCAGAGGGCTTATTTGGAAGTGGTGTAAAACCTACTGCTGAAACTCATAATGCTATAAGATTTACCACAACAGGTGGAGATGCAATTAGTTCAGGCACATTTTCTCTATATGGAATAAAGGAATATTCATAATGGCTACTAATTTAGAATTTATAAAAAATGTAAATGGAAAAAGTAATGTTTCAAGTTTTGATGTAACTAATGTTTTTAGTGCTAAATATGATGTATATAAAATTGTTACAACAATCACAACAGATAGTGCCTTTATAGAAGTTCCAATGAGATTATTAGATAGTGGGGGTAGTCAAATAAGTTCAGCAGAATATGATTATGCTTTTTTAGAACTAAGGTCATCAACAACTTTTGGACAAGGTAAAAATACAGGACAAACTTCAATAATTAGACCAATGAGAACAGGAAGTGGTACTGCAAGTGCAGGTAGTAATGTTGTATATATTTTTAATCCTTATGATAGTTCAAGCTATACATTTTTGACATATCAGGTATCTGCTTGGGCTAGTGATACACCACAATTAGCTGGACAAAAAGGTATTTCAGTTCATAAATCAGCAGAAACAATTTCAGGTTTTAAATATTTTGTATCATCAAATAATATAACAAGTCACAATGTGTCAGTATATGGAGTTAAATAATGGCAGGTAGCTTAATAAAAATAACAAGTGCAAGTACAACTTCTAATGTATCAACTATTGATATAGGTGGTGCAAATTGGGATAGTTCATATGATGTCTATATGGTAAAACTTTACAATTTAGAACAAAGTGGAACTAATGATGTAAGACTTCAAGCAAGAA